ACTTGTCTCTCCGTAGCAAATTGTATAGATTCCTACAGGATCAACATAAGCTTTGTTTTCTTTTCCCTCCCAAGGGGCGACTAGGTACGCCCCTGAGAGAGCTACGGCCCCTCCTAGGCCGTATGCTACAAGTTTTTTATACAGAGTTTTCATTCAAGCATTACCGAGTATATTTGCTGCACGCAAGGCAGCTAGAAGCTCATTGTATTTGGTGACTAGCTCGGCAACTGTGGTGGCGGCAGTATTAGTGATATCCGGCTGTTTCTGAATGGCGTACGCCTCCTTCATCAACATACCGTTCACAGTCTGACCTGTCGTTGGCGTAGAGGTGAGCGCCGGAGAAACGGTGTAGGTCGTCCCGTCCGGGACAGCAGTTACGACTCCGTGATACCAGCGGCCGCCAGCGGTGTACTGGAGGGCGATAACTGCGCCAACCTCGTTCGCAAACGCGCTATTCACCTTAAGCGTCGTGCCCGACGATCCATCGGCCACCGTGCGGTTGTAAGACTGCTGCGGCATCCACCCCATAAAGCCAGCCTTGTAAGAGTCAGCGCCAATAGCACCTAGCCCGCGCGCCTGCGTGGTCAGGAACACCGGCTCACGCAGTACGGCTCCAGCTGAATCGAACAGAGGAATGACACGCGTCCGACTGGTCCTAACGCTAGGTGTTGGCAGCCAGGTATTTTTGACCGTCATGTCGCTGACGTTGCTCTGGGTTGGAGAAACAACGCAGCTCTCGCCGAATACTACGTTTTCCAGTGCGGCAGCGATCGATCCGAACTCCCCCGTAACGAGACCGTAGTTCGCAATATTCACGCGCTCAATGCGAGCATTCTTGATTGAGCTGCGAACAGACAGCGTGTTGATTTGGTTGCCAACCTGGGCAAATGCACTTGCGCGTCGAGTGCCGTCAGCAGCGTAGCTTTCCCACTTGTCGACCAGCACCCCGTTTCCTGACCAGAGGTTTACAGCGTAGTTGCCGTAGCCCTTGATGTTCCTTAATTGGATGTTGTAAATGTCGTTGCGCGTGCCAAATATCTCAAACGCTTTTGTCGAAATGAGATTCTTGATCGTTAGGTTGTCAAACAGGATGTTGCGAACCACGCTCCCCGTAATTGAGGAGCCCTCGTAAATCATCGGGCCGGACCGGCAGCCGTCGATTACGACATTGCGCACCTCTACGTTGTCGATCAAGTAATTGCTTTCCGGCTCGAAGTCGATTGCCGGAGAGGACCAAGGCGTAACGCCGTCGCTCAGCATGAGCAGCCCTGCGCCTGACTGGCTACCACTCACCTCGACACCAGATTGGCCGAGATACCCACCCTCGATCTGAAGCCCATCCACCGAAACTACCGAAATGTTATTCCGGCGAGAGTAGGTGAAATGCGGGCGAATAATCTTGATTCCTGTCGGTGGAACCAACCCACCAGCAGTGTAGCCATCCATTGCCAGCGCATCGGTCGCCATCATCGTGGCCGAGCAATCTTCGAGCGTGATGTTGTGCGAGGCGCGAATTTGGTAGGCGTGGCAGCCGCCATTATCCGTGCCGGCCATATCCATGTTCTGCTCTCCGCGCTGCCCGTTGACACGGATGTTGTGGCAGTATACGTCTGATACTTCAACAAACTTAAGAACTGCTTTCAGTATTGTCCATTGTGATGTCGCCGGGAAATCCTCTGCAACTTGAATGAAATCAAAGTCCACCATGTTTACGCCAGTAGCCGGAAGCAACTCACGAACAAGGTAGGTTCCTCCAATGCCGGTCAAAGCAGGCTTGCTCGGGGAGGAGGCTGCGGCAGTGATTGCGTTTTGGATGGCTACCGTATCGTTCGTAACGCCATCCCCTACCGCGCCGAAGTCCTTAACATGCCACACATCTGCGATCTTGTGGTACACGCTCCGATAGACCGCATTGGCAACAGCCATGCGCTGGAAACCGACATCCTCTGAACCACCCGAGGCTGCAAGTCTAGCTTCCAACTCGTCGGTGTAGTTTGCAGCTTGTGAACTTGCTATATCAAGTGCGGCTTGTGTTGCAAAGTAATCGACATCTTCTAAGGAGGCAGTACCGAGTGCATCCAGCCTTTGGTCTAAATCGGCAATTTCACTGACAATTTCAGAGCTGTCCGTAATCTCAACCAAGGAAGTTCCAGTGTACCTGTAAGAAACTCCCGTAGATTTCACCGTAAATTCAAACCACAATGGGCAGGGACTAGAATTCCACGCCCCTGTGTAGAAATAAAATCTATTGTCTGTGGTTAAGAAAACACTTTGACCGTTTTTCGGGTCCAACGGAAGCTCTGCGGCGATTTGGTCTACGGAGCCACTCAACAGGAACGAGAATTTAAGTAGATTCTCATCCATCCCGCTGTTCCAACCAGATTCACCAAAATCCCAACCATACTTACCTTCAATGAATGGGGAAACTTTCTGAGTCATAAGTTAATATCCTAGTGCAAACCAGTTAAAGACTTCTGGGGAGGTTGTTTTAATAGCAAAACTTGTCAGAGTTTCGCTTCCAGAAGACAGAGAGATGGGGCGAATCTCAGAGGTTGCAGAAGCTTGTGCGGTTTTCTCGGTCAGCATGACAACCAGAACTGCGGAGGGGAAAGGTTGTGGGAACGATACAACGCCGTTATTCCCTAGGGGGTCATCTTGTTTCCCCCATTGCATAATCAAGCCACCCGGAAGTCTTTGAAAACCATTGGGTGCAAGGCTGCGGTTAGCCCCACCAAATGCATCTGCCAGACGCAGTGCTGACAGTAGAACAGCGTTACTTGTTTGTTGTTGAGCTTGCAAAGCTGATGCAACTGTGGTTTTATTATCAACCTCAGTTTTAGTGTAAGTCTCTGCTTTACTATAAACGTTTAGATTTGTTCTAGCGTTTGATGCGTTAGGAAGATCACCTAAATTCTGACTTTTAGTCAAAAACCCAGCATCTACTTCTGCTTTAGTGTAAAAATCACCAGCAGCGGCGAAAGCAATGTCCCAATAAGTGTTGAGCGTATCTAGCTCTGGATTTTGCCCGGAATGAGTCACTTTTGCACGGTAAATAGTACCGTTCGTTTGACCTTGAGTGTAGCTGGTATCTGCTTGATATTCAGTTTCAGCATCCCAAACTGCAATACCGTGTTGATTGATGTGTGCAATTGCTTGGTCTTGCTTGTTCTGGATATAGTTTTCCCACTGACGCGGGGGGACTTCCACACCCCACCCAGTTTGGTACTTGGTGTCGCCCGGATCGAGAATATCGCCACCAGAAGCCCACAGGAGGTTAAGCTTACTGGGTTTCAAAATATTAGCCATTACTTATAATTCCTCGTTGAATTATTTTAAAATAAGGTGGCGTATGTACCACCACCCACAAGAAAGCGATTCCCGCCGTAGTACAGTCCGTAATCTAAACCGTACCCTGCGGTTTCGTCTTCAATCAGATCACCATAACCTTTTGCTCCGGGAGCACCTTGAAAACCAAAATAGTTGTTAGTTTCAAAGTAGCCGAAGTTAACTCTTACACCAACAGTTTTGGGGATTAGGCGGGATGGATAACCTTGTGATGTGGAGACGTAGTTCAACAAGACTTGTTCGAACTCACTTAGTTGTCTACCAAACAAGATTGTGTAAGAAGCATCACCCTCAGCAACATAAAGTGTATTAGTTGTCCCAAACATAAAGTTCATAAAAGCAATGAACTCTTCTGGGGTGGATGCTGTAGTATTCTTTAGAATCTTAGCTTTAATGAACAAACGGTAAGTGTTGTCATCTAGGAGTACATTACCCCCGACAGGTTGTCCGAAGTCATACCAACGCGAGCCAACCGTGGGATTGTTAACATCTCCGTAGCTACCAGCTTTAAGTGCTCCCTGAAATCCGAAGAAATCAAATAGATCAGCAGAGATAAGTTCTCTTGGTTGACCTACAATCTCCCCAATAATGTCAAGTTGAGCACCTGTTGCCTCATCAATACTTCTCTTTTGAAGAAGGTCTTTGAATACTTGTTGTATTGCTTCTTGTTGCTTAAGGAGCAGTTGTAGGTACCTGTCTACTATGTCCTTGTCAACAAATTGCTGTCCGGGGCGCTCTCGGGCCTCAGTCAAATACTCAACTTCTGTGAAAGGTATAATACTCAATTGTCATACCTCCTCATTAATGAGATGACCCATTTGTAAAACGTCCTCCGTGAAGACTTCAGTGTTACCGTCGTCTAAAACTTTGATATCTGCTGGCAGAATATAGTTTTTATATAATCGTAGAATATTCTTCTCAGCATAATAGGCGTGTTCACCGTTCTCAAACAGGAAGGAATATACCGGCGCTATCTTTTTACGACCTTTATCGCTCACAAACCTGTCCATGACATTTGACTTAGTTGTTATACCGATTTTCCAATAAGTATTTCCATTATCGGAAATTCTCACATAATACAAGTACGCTGGGCGATTCCTCGGTATCCTGCCCTTAAAACAGCAGAATGGGCACCCGTGATTAGATAAAGTGTGGGGGGTTGATTCCCACGTCTCTCCACACTTACTACACAAACAGTTTACTTTGGTGAAGGCGTTTACATAATCCCCGCCGACAATTATACCCGAGTTTCTACTATCCAACCTCTCTTGTAACTTTTCTAAAGAGCCTTTTAGTTTACCCGAACACGATGCACACCCACTTGCCAGAATAACACTTGCGTTATTTGTCCACTGCC